GATATTGTTTTTAGGAAGATCAGAACTGTATCTCCCCTTTTCTCCATCTTTGAAATAAGTTGTACTAATTGATAATCTTTCGATATAATTATTAAAATCTAAATTGCTATAATTTTGTTCTTTTGTAAGAGCATTATAAATAATTAAAAATGTATCTCCTCTATTTGCTTCACCGTATTTTTCTTCGTAATTTAAATTTTTTAAATATCCATTTTCTTTGGCATAATTTATATAATCTGTGGGCCAAAGTTTAAGTTCAGATATAGTACTTTCATCTTCACACATTCTTACTATTATTGTTATCGCTTCATCATATGTGATTTTTGAATCAGGTTTAAAAGTACCATCAGGATATCCAGTCAGTAACCCTAATTGCTTTGATTTTTCTATGTAATCTTTTGCCCAGTGATTTCTAGTATCACTAAATGTTGCTTCTTCTACAGAGTCCACATCTCCATGGCCAAGTATTCTTAGAGAAGCTATGGATACTTCAGCTCTTGTTATCGGTCGTTCTAATTTTATTGTTCCATCAGGATACCCGCTGATGAATCCTCTTTCATGTAGATAGCTTACTGCTTCTGAATATGCATCATCTTTAAGATCTGAAAATTCTGCTCCATATGCTATCATAGAAAATAGCATTGTAAGAACTAATGTTATGATTATTAATTTTTTCATTTAAATCCTCCTATTGTTTTATATTAGCGAGTTTACATTATAATAATTATTATAACACTTCATCCTTGAGAAATAAAAGATAATTTACAATTAAATAATAATAATTTAAATATTAATAAGGAATGTAGTTTCTGTTTTTAAGCATTTATAGTATGATCATATCCCTTTTATCATAAATCGAGCCTTCATCCTCCGGCGGATTTACTGCTGCTCTGGCAAGACCCATAATCATAGCCACAACACCATCTATTTTTTCGGAGGATTTTTCTTTATCTACTTTGATATTTCCCGCCGGGTCTCTTCTTACTACAATATTATCTGCCATCCACCTAAGAACAGGATGACCTCCATGAGCAATCTGCTTGCTTAAGATAAGTCGCATAAGATCCTTTGTAGGTGGAGACATGTCCTTAAAACCCTGACCGAAGGGAACAACAGTAAATCCCATACCTTCTAGGTTCTGGCTCATCTGTGTGGCTCCCCACCTGTCGTATACTATCTCTCTAATGTTATACTTTTCTCCCAGTCTTTCTATGAATTTTTCAATGAATCCATAATGGACCACATTGCCTTCTGTAAGGTTTAGAAGTCCCTGTCTGTGCCAGATATCGTAGGGAACACCGTCTCTTTTCACCCTTTGATGTAGGGTTTCCTCTGGCAGCCAAAAGTAGGGTAGGACCTGATACTTGTCTCCTTCCTCTAAGGGCGGGAAAACCAAAACAAAAGCCGTAACATCGCTTGTTGAGGACAGGTCCAGCCCTCCGTAGCAGACTCGTCCTTTTAACTCTTCTGGATCTACTGGGTAGTTGCATAGATCCCACTTGTCCATAGGCATCCATTTGATTTCTTGCTTCAACCACATGTTAAGGCGTAGCTGTTTAAATAGAGCAAGGTCTGCCGGGTCGTCTTTCACCTGGCTGTAGTGTTCTCTTACTCTTTCTATAGTAATGGTATGACCTAGACTAGGGTTTGACTTATGCCAGTTCTTCTCATCTTCTATATCCGCATCATCATCCAGTCCATATATGATGGATAGAAAGGTCGGATCCACTCTCTTTCCTTCAAATATGTTCTTGGCCTTTTGATGCATCTCCCAACCATAACCGGAGAGCTTATTTCCAGCAGTGGTTAGGTATAAAAAGAGAGGCTGGGTTCTGGCATCTCCCGAGCCGGTTGTTAACATCTTAGCAAGATCCGGATTCGGATAGGTCCAGATCTCATCAAGGATAACACAGGAAGCGTTGATCCCGGACTTTGATTTAACATCGGAACTTAGGACCTGATAGAAACTTCCTGTCTTTGGATAAACTATCCTTTTTGTAGACCTTACCAGATTTGTTACTTTTGTCAGGGTAGGGTTTCCTTCTACAAAGTTAACGCTAGTATTGAAGATAATGCTGGCCTGCTGTCTGTCGCAGGCTGCTACATATACTTCAGCATTAGGCTCTCCATCAGCCATAAGCATATACAGGGCAATAGCTGCGCCGAGCTCACTTTTTCCATTTTTCTTCCCTATCTCTACATAAGCTGTTCTATATTGCCTTGTTCCATCTTCTCTTAATGTTCCAAATAGCTTCTTAACAAGATCCTTCTCCCACGGTAGCAATTTAAAAGGCTGACCAGCCCATCTGCCTTTGGTTAGCTTCAGTTGTTCTATGAAATTTATGGCGTGATTTGCATGAGCTTCACTAAAAGGCATAGGGTCTTCCTCCTTTAATCATCACTTCTATTTAAAATATCTTCTGCCTTTGGAACATTTAACAGAAGATTTTCCATAGCATCTCCTTCAATGGTATTTCCAGCATTGCTTATATTCAGCCTGCTTCTTGCCGACGGACTGAGCCCTAGCTCAGAACAGAAGTTTCTCATCTGCTTTAGGTTCTGCTGGGCAATGGACACCTGAGGAATCTGCTGAATATATCCTGAAGAAGTCTTTAATATCGAGCCGTGTTTTGATATAAACTCTTCAGCTTCCTTCCATCTTGCATAAGCCTGACAGTACCCGGCAAAGGCAGCCATGTCCACTCTGGTTAATAGTCCCATAGCTTCTAGTTCCTTTGACAATCTTTTCCATTCCCTCTTGGCATCAGGTTCCAGCCATGACGGGCACTTGGGTGCTTTTTGTTTGGGTTTAGGTTCGTTTTTATTTAGGGGTCGCTTACCAGGATTTCCTTCCAGTTCTTTAACTGCTGTTGGTTTAGGTGGTCTTCCTCTACCTGCCATAACTTTCACCTCCTTTTTTTGCAAAGAAAAAAGCCTGATTATTATCAGACTTTAAATTAAAAGTTTAATTTTTATTCCATTTTTTTATGATACAGATTTTTTATCACTCAATTTTTTTAAGCTAAATATCAATGCAACAACACTTACAGCTAATATAAATAGTCTAATCATGGCATTTTCAGTTAATCTTGGAACATTCATAATCATTAAAACTACAGAACCCGTCCAATATATAGATATTACAGACACATCTCTAACAAGGGATAATATTCTAATATCTAATTCCCTATTAAGTAAAGATAAATATCTTAGCAGTAATCCTAATGGAATTCCAAGTGCTGCTGCATATAAATCTCCACCTATAGCTGATAATGTTAATAATAGTCCCCCAAGTCCCGTTACTAAAAATACATATCCTAATAGCATACTTATAATCCTTAAAGTTTTTTTCATTCTTCTCACCCGACCTTTAATAGCTTATTATTAATAAAACCCTGAATTTATTTATCATTCAAATAAATTTATCTAACATTTTATAACCTCCTGTATTTCTAATATCTTTATTTATATTGTATAATAAAAATATATGAAAAGTTAGTCTGGGAGGCTAATATTTATGGATGATAAAAAAAATATGAATAATAAATCCAAAAATAAGCAATTAAACTTTAATTTAAAACTAAACGATACTAAAGAAGAAGATATAAAACTTAGCTATAAAGACAGGTATCTCTTTAAAAGCTACAATAATTATTACAGGAAAAACAGGAGTGAAGAACTAACTAATTTAAAATCCATGCTGGAAAAATTCGAAGATAAAATTTTTGGTGGTTCTAGTAATTTAATGAACGAATTTGTATTCTATCCTCCAATGTTTCAAATTAAACCGGTAAAAGGAGAAGAACGAGATCAGGCTGCAATTAATGCAATGTCTGAATACTTAAAAGAGCAAAGTTTTATTGAAAAGATTCTTTTCATAATCTGTTGATTGAATATTTTTCTGAATCAGGCTTAAACCAGAAAGAACTATCTGAAAGAGCTAATGTTAGTTATACTACTTTGAATAAAATATTAAACAATAGAAAAAATTTAGATAATATTTCGATGAATTATATAATAAAATTATGTCTAGCTATGAAACTAAGTATTGATGAAACCCAAAAATTACTTCTCCTAAGCGGATACGTACTAACCGGCAAAGATGACCGCGAAAGATACATAAGGCTTGCAATCAAGGATAAACTGGGAGTTGTTAAAACTAATTTATATTTAGATGAAAATAATTTACCACTATTGTAATTTACATCATTTCTCTTTTCTAACTTCTGATCTTCCCAGTTCAAAGGCAAGTTCTAAAGCTTTCTTGACTCCCCATACTGAAACGTCATAAAAATCAAGGCTATCTGAATTTCTTGTCTCAAGAGTTTCTATAAAGAGTTCTTCTTTTGCTATTTTTTCCAGTTTCTTTTCTATTTTTTTATCCATGTTTTATTCTCCTCTTTTTTTGGTATGTACATATTAGCTCTAAAGAAAGAATATATCCAGTAATATTTTCTGCATATTCAAATTTTTATATGCATAATTTTATCTTTTTTTATGCAGATAACTTTTTCATCATCTAGTTATTTTCCTCTTATTCCTTTAAAGTTATAATTCCCTTTTTTAATTTCTTTATGGTCAGATTCTACAGCCTTTTCGTATTCAGAATCCTTTGTTTCCTTTTCTTTGCATCTCATGCAGATGCAGTCCTCGTTAAACATTGACATAATCCTTCCGCCTTTTAAGCTTCCTCCGCAGCGGTCGCAATATTTCTGATTAAAAAACTTATCCATTTCAACCCCCTACTCAACATCTACATATTCCATCAAGATTGCTAAAGCTTCATCATAAGTCTTAGCTTCTTTCGGAATTCGCTTTTTCATTTCATCTGCTTTTTCTGCTTGCCCAGCTTCTTTTAGTGTTCTTGATACTATTCCCATAAGATTAAAGATGTTACCATCTTCTCCTATGAGTTTGCACTTAGGCTTCATCTTTATCACCGACCTTTCTAAAAGCACTACTGCCTTCCAGATGTTTAAGCAGTGTCTTTCGTGTTTCCTTGTACTTAGGACCCTTCATGCCTATTCTAATAAGCCATGTCCTTAGAGCATACTTTGGATTTTCATCCTGAGACTGCTTATATGAAGCCCTGTTCAATGTCTTGGCATATACTGAAATGAGGAGACATAGGTCTCTAAAGGCTTTAATTCTTTCTGGTTTTGACATTGACCCTTTAAGATAGAATCTTAATATCTCATACTCGAAATCAATCTTAAATCCCGGACATCTGTCTTCTCCCAATTTTTCTATGGCTGCTTTCAGTTCTTCTAAATCATTAATCTCTTCTTTATTTAAATCTTCAGCAAAACCATCATCCATGAAATTCACTTCTGTTTGGAAGGACATCATTAAAAGCTTCTCCTTACTGTAGAGCATATTGATGATGTTCCTAATGCTGTCAGCAGAATGATCTTTCATTTCTATTTTAATTTCAAGTTTACCCTGTTCTTGATTGGATGAAACACTATTTTCTTCTTTATCATTGCTTTCTTCTGGTCCAGACCTGTATATTATCTCTTCCATAGTTACTATTTCTCCATCTTCTTTTGTAATATTTCCATTCCTGTCGATAGTGAATATTTCATTAGCCGTTCTGATTTCATAATTGAAAGTTGGAACTCCTAAATATCTGGGTTCTACACCGAGATGCTCTCCTAGTTTTTTAATCCTTTCTTTTCGATCCATTTAACATACCTCCCTATTTATTTGTTACTTATATATATCACTCTAAACACAGAATATAGCAAGGTATTTTTGGATTTTATTATATAAAAATGCACTGAATTATCCGCATTCAAGTTAGCAGTGCGGGTAATTTAGTGCATTTTTATTTTTCTATTATTCATATTGCCTTTTGTTTGAGTTCCATTTCTTTATTAGTTTATCTTTGTTAATTATTGACTGAAAAGGTGGATCAAGAAAAGATATAATCAATTGAATAACTTGATCTAAACCCAACTCATATTTTAAAATCTTCTTACAAAAAATATCCCATCTAGCTATTATGTCATCATTAGTAATCAATCTCTCTATTACTTGAATTGAATCTTTCTTATAAGGTGTCATCCTTTTTGAAAAGGTTTCATGTATTGCTTCTTGAATTATTTCCCCTTCAAATTCAAATGAAGTTGCAAGATAGTAAATATCATAAAAATCTTTCATCCGTCCCGTTGATTCCATGAAACGAATAATTGCTTCAAGTTTTTCTGAAATAGTCGACTCTAAAGAATAAGTAAGAATGGTAGGTTTTTCAAACCCATCTAGCAAAACAGGGAGTGTTCTTGTTAATTCTGAAGGAACGATTGCATCTCCTACCCCGAAATCAATGCTAAATGGTGTCCTTGTTTTACCTATAAAGCCAATTAGATTTACTCTAATTCCGTTATACTCTTTCATTTCACTAATTGGTTCAATACTCCGTATTTCAATCTTCATAAATTCATTATTACTCTTTTGTTCAATGATTGACCGGATTAATTTTTCTACTAAATCTAAATCATTAGAATGATTTTTTAATAAGTAATCAGAATCAACTGTTGGTCTTGTTGTGAAGTCGCTGATTGAGTATAGTAGAAATCCCCCTTTAAGAATGAGTTGCTCTCTATATTTGCTCTTAGCTAATCTTCTAATAAATTCTTCTTGAAAAAAAAGGTTTAACAGCTGCTGAAATGCTATACCTTCTTCTTTTGCTTTATTTTTTAATCTTGCTAGTATAGATACACTTGAATTATTCATCAAAGCCACTTTCCTATCTGTGATTGAATTTTTTTTGAAATATTTAATACTTCTGCATATTCAATGAGATGCCTGATATTTTTTTTAGGATCTTTAATGTACCTCATCACTGCATTAGAAAACACTTCTTTTTCAATCTTTTTCTCATATCTCATGATATCGCACATAGTACGATCTCTATCAAAAATTCTAATTTCTACTCCTTGAACTTCAAATACAGAAACACCAATACTAAGAAATTTAGATTCTTGATAGTAGGGTTCTACCAATGGGTATTCAATATCATACTGACTTTTTTCACTATCTCTGTCCACCGCTATCTGCCAAGCTGTTGGTATTCTATCAGTATAACTGTAATGTAAAAGAGCACTTTCAAGGAATATAACTGCTTCAGGAAAAAGTCTCGCAATAATAATTTCTTCAGGATTCACTTCGTCCGCAAGTTCATAATAACCTTGCTTGATTTTTGACAATTCTCCAGCTTCAAGAAGTTTTTTAATTTGGCGACTACTTAGACCCAATTTATTTAACTCTTTTGTTTTAAGTACTCCTCCATGTTTTTCAAATTCCTCTATTAATTTTTGTTTTTTTATCATATCTGCACCTCATTATCCGCATTTGAATTTCAATGCGGGTATTTAAGTGCAATTATACCATTGTTTTAACTATTTATCAACGCATTTATACGTGCTTAAATGCTCCAACAAAAAGACAAGCCAATAAGCCTGCTTTTTCAATTTTTAAGAATCAAGGCCAACATACCGACCATACGAGTAACCTTCTGAGTTTATCAAAACCTTCTCATCAGTTTCTATGTTGGTAACCCGTATGCATCGAACCTGGCCTTTGTCGTTGATGCCTCCATCGTCTTTGGATATCCAAGGTTGGTCTTTTAAAAAGTCGTTTGAGAAATCTTTAAAGTCTTTATCTTTTAGAATTACTTCTCTGATGACGGTGTAGGGTTGACCTTTTCTGCCTTCCTTTATTGCCTGTTCAGTCAGCTGTTTAAGTTCCTTTATGTTACAAATCTTTCTTCCGAATAAAGCTCTCATTGTTTTTTTCCTCCCAGTCTTTTGAAATCTCCTTCTTGGATAAATTCTTCCATCTCACTTAAGCTGTAGATTAGGCAGATATCATCTTCGTCGTTGACCGGTGAAAGCACATAATCACTACCCCATTTTCCTGCTATCTCGTAGATCCTGTCTCTTTTGTTTTGAAATCTGTCTTTTTTCTTTATCATCATTTCCTTTTCCTCCTTGCTTTTAAATTCTTTTGGTACTACTATATATCACTCTAAAAGCACATAATTGCAAGAGAAATTTAATGTAATGATGTATATGTTTTTCAGGTTATATATATTTCGTAGGATATTTTTTAATTTCCTTTTCGCTGACTACTAAAGCTTCATCTATGAATTTTAAATCAAATCTTGCAGCTTCGTATCCTTCTATAACAGTATCAAGATAGCTTGTACTAGGAAGATTCAAATTAATCCTGTCAAGCACCTTGTCGGTCATAATATACACCATGGCTGTTATTATATTTCCATCTTCTAAGTTAACCTTAACATCCTTCTTGTCATAGAACCTAGGATATCCTTCGTAAAAATCCAGGGCCCTTTCATCTTCCGGTTGCAACTCCCAAACTATTACAGGAAGTCTCCCGGCTTTTTTCTTTTCAATGGTGCAGTATGCATTTCCAAGTTGTCCTTTAAATAAAAGTCTGTATCCTTTTAAAATTCCCTTGCCGTATACCTTTGCAGTCGGACATCTCATAGCCATCTGATTTAGATTAAGATTTGATCCGTAGGCTGCATTTAATCTTTTTTCTTTTTTCATCATTACCCTATCCTTTCTTACGATGTGGTGTCAGCCCTTCAGTTTCCCTCGTGTCGCCTTTTAAGTTCATTGGCCGGCCCTTCTACCGGCTTAAGAGGGGTTTCCCCCTCAGTGGCTTCAGGCGCCGCTTTTTTTATCTATGCGGCTCTTGGAAATCTCCAGGCTGCGCTTCCTTTAAGGTGCTTGCAAAGGTGTTCTCTGCAGTTCTTGAAGTCCTTGCCGATAAAGCCTATTCTGTTAAGCCAGGTTCTCATGGAAAACTTAGGATTTTCAATCTGTGGCTTTTTGGTGGTGGCGCTCTTTTGTGTAAGGGCCTGGTGGTTCATCCCTAAGGCTAGGACCACAAAGCTTCTGATCTTCCCTGCGTGTAAGGTTCCGTTGAATCCTCTAAGTTCTACCGTTCTGCATCCGTTGAAAAGGCTGTGAAGGTTTAGGAAATGGTATCTGCTTTGGTGGTAGTGTCTTTCTCTTCTGTCGCTGTAGCCTTGGTACCAAATGTCTTCAATCTGTCTTAAGCTGGTAGGCTTTTTCTTGTTCATTCTTTCCACCAAGCTCTTGTCCATCTTTTTGCAGTAGTTCATTCTTGTTCTTTCTATCTGCAGGGCTTCGTATAAAAGGTCGTTTCTTGAGTAGATTATGTTCACAAAGTTTCTTATGGATCTTGGTGTATGTTCCAGTCCGTCTAGGTGGATATGGATACCGGTGCAGTTTTGTTTTTCTGAAAAGGCTCCTGCTTTTTTTAGTTTCCTCACCATCTCTTGAAGGTCCTTCATGTCTTTTTCGTAAGTAAGGATCGGGCTTACCAACTCTACACTGTATTCTCTTGAAGCTGAAACTTTCTGCCCTCCATATTTTCTCTGTGTGTAAATGCTTCCGTCGTACATTATCTTCCAGCTTCTTCCATCCGGTGCTTCGATTTTAAAGGTTCCGTAGTAGTCGTTTAGTTCCTTTACCTCTCCATCTAAATGTTCTGCTACTATCTTTGCTGCTTTTCTTCTTTTAATTCCCGTCATCTCTATTTCGATTCCGAAGTTGCTTTTTAAAAATTCTGTGTTTTCCATGTTTTTTCCCCTTTCTGGTTTTAAGTGTGTTTCTTTTCTTATATACATATATCACTCTAAAGGGGATAAATATCAAGTCATTTATTGAAAATATACTGTATACTATTTAAGCTTCTTCTATTTCTTCAGGCTTCTCAACATCACTGATATGAATCTTCTCACCATCTCTAAATAGAAATACATCTTTGTCTGTTCCTACCTGTTCTATATATCTCTTCACTATTACACTAGCATATTTAGGATCAATTTCCATGGTGTTGCAGGTTCTATCCATTTGCTCACAGGCTATGAGGGTTGATCCGCTGCCTCCAAATATATCCATTACTATACCGTTGACCTGGGATGAGTTTTTAATTGGATAGCACAGTAGAGGCACTGGCTTCATAGTCGGATGCTCTCCATTTTTTCTAGGCTTGTCGTAGTTCCACACCGTAGTTTCCGATCTTCCGGTAAACCATTTGTGCTTGGCTCCTCTTAGCCAACCAAATAAGATAGGCTCGTGTATCCAATTATAGGGACTTCTTCCAAGGACCAGAGAATTCTTCTTCCAGATGCAAACACCGCTTAAATGAAATCCTGCTTCTATGAAGGCCTTTCTAAAATTAAGACCTTCTGTATCTGCATGGAATACATAGATGGAGCCTCCAGGTGAGGTATTCTCAGCCATGTTCTTAAAGGCAGATACTAAAAATTCATAAAAGGTGTCATTGTCCTGCTTGTCATTTTGTATCTTTAGTCCACTGGCACTCTCAAAGTCCACATTATATGGTGGATCAGTGAGAACAAGGTTAGCTTTCTTCCCATCCATAAGAGTTTCTACATCCTCAGACTTCGTTGCATCTCCGCAGACCATTCGGTGTCTTCCCAAAATCCAAACATCTCCTGGTTTTACAAATGCAGCTTCTTCCAATGCTTTATTAACATCATAGTCATCATCCGTTGCATCTTTATCATGAATCTGACTGAATAAATCTTCAATTTCTGCAGCATCAAATCCAGTAAGGGTAACATCAAAATCCTGTGCTTCAAGTCCTTTAATTAAATCTGCCAAAGCTTCAATCTCCCAATCTCCTGTTACTTTATTTAAAGCCACGTTTAATGCCTTCTCTCTTTCTGATGATAGCTTGACTACAACACATTCAACTTCTGAATGTCCTTCTTCAAGTAGTATCTTATATCTTTGGTGTCCTCCCACAATATTTCCTGTCTCTTCATTCCATATGATAGGCTCAACATATCCAAACTCAGTCATGGATCTTTTAAGTTTTTCATATGCTGGGTCTCCCGGCTTTAAATCTTTTCTCGGATTGTACTTAGCCGGGTTAATATTCGACACCGGTACTTTTCTTATATTCATATCTTCTTTCATTAGATTTCCTCCATTTCATTGCATTAAAAAAGCCCTAGATTTAAGTCTATAGGCTAAAATTCTTAATAAACTACATGTAAGTATATAGTTTTAAGGTAATATCAAATTCATTTTTGTTTTAAATACTTATATTTTATTAATCGCTATACCCTAGTAATCATAAGGTTTATAGGTGATTATTAAGCTTTAAATTTCATTTGAAATTGCTTAAAGATACCCCCCTTGCGATTTTCGCGATTTTTCACACACGACCCTGGCGCGTTGTCGTTTCAAGGGTTTCATAGAGATACATACCCCCTACCCCCTTGTAGAGTTTCCAAAGCCACCATCTTCTTCAGAAGTTTTCTTGGAGTGACAGCTTTTACAGAGTGGTTGCCAGTTGTTTCTGTTCCAGAAGATTTTAAGGTTTCCCCCATGTGGTTTGATGTGGTCCACTTCTGTTGACGGGTTAAGTCTTCCTTCTCTCTTGCACTTGACACACAGAGGATACTTCTTGAGAAACTTCTTGCTGGCCTTTCTCCACTTGTAGGTGTACATCTTTGAGCTTCTGTCGTTCTTAGTCCTTGTCATTTCCTTCTTATGTTTCTCACAGTACCTATCATGGGTCAATGCTTGACACCCAGGATAGTTGCAGATGCTCTTTGGTTTCCAGGGCATCAATGTCACCTCCTGTTTTTAGGTATAAAAAAACCCTAGCCATAAACTAGAGTTTTTATTCGCTAAGATTTATTCTTCTTAAGAATTCTTTATTAAATTTAACTGAGATAACTACCTGTAATGCATACTATTTAATTGAGTCACAATAAGACTGGACTTTCTGTGCAAAATTTCCTTGTAGTTTTTCCTCCCAATAAGGAACTGATGCTCTTAGTGAGTTAAGTGCATTCTGGTATTTGGTATCACCGAGTTCATTTTTGATCTTTCCCATATAGTATTTTAAGTCATTCATTTTCATCACTCTGGTATTGGATTCGCCCTTTTCAAGATTAGCGAGAATATTCAAATAAATCAATGCACTACCACGGCTCATTCCGGTTTTCTTGTGTATTTCTGTGCTTAGGTCACTAATCTCACCAGAGCCTTTAAGATATCTTAAGAAAGCGTTCCACACTTCCTCAACCATATTTGATGTGATTTTTTTATTGCTACGCGATTCCTTCTCAGATGTATCACTAGAATCTTGAAAATCTTCAGCTGCTTCCATTTTCATCGGCATACCTTTTTCTAAGGTAACTCGTTTAAGAAAAATGTTGATTGCCATTTCTGTATTCATTCCTAAGGAATGTAATATCTTCTCTGCCTCAAGTAAAGTAGTATCGTCAATATTAATTTCTAACTTTGCCATATTGAATACCTCCATATTTACTATTATTTTCTTAAATTTACTATATCATTATATTGCATGTTTGTCTATAGTAAATTAAGTAAATTATTTACTATAAAATTACATTTATAGTATTTTTTTTATTATAATAATATATGGAGTATGTTCCTTTTGAAAAAGGGCATAGAAAAAGCCCCGGTTAATCAACCAGAGCTTAGAATCCTAGTATGCTGCGTTTCCCAAGAATCAAATTGATGTAGCTTAGGCATATGCTACAGCACATGGTGTTCTAGGATTTTTTCTATACCTCTACACCATATACTATAACACACAGGCCTACTGACATTCACTGACATTTACTGACATCTTTTACCTTTTTGAATTCTTTTTATGATTTTCCGTGTAATTTGAAAACAAATTAATCTCTATGCACACTTTTCAAATACTTCTCTCTGAACGTCTAAATATTTCTGTAAATCAATAATATTATCCTTTATATTTAATCTATCATTTTTTTCAATATTTTGAATTTTTATATTGTTCTTTTTAGCCAGCTTCAATGTGTACTCATATACAGAGTTTATAAGTTCATTAAAGTCTTTTATATTTAGTTGTTTTTCAACTTTATCAATTTTTTTAGTATTCTCTACTATGCCCTTTAGTAATTCTGAACTTTCATATAAACTATTTACTATATCAATATTTAGTTCCATTTTGTCTGCTGATAAAACATATTCAACAAATCTTTTATTAAACTGATCAAAAGCTTTTTGTAACTTATTTCTTTTTTTAATAATTTTTTTTACTGCATACGTCCCAGAAGCT